TTTCTAGATAATACGTAAGCAACTGCTGGGTGTGTTTCTGGCAGCTTATCAAGTCTATGAAGAGCGTCTAGAACAGCATCAGATAGTTCCATCTCCTGGAATAGCTCTGGAAGCTCTTCCTGTTTGTACGGCTGACGTTCGGGCTTATTACCCATCTCTTGATACGCTTCCATCAAATATTCTTTATACAATTGAGGAGCAATCTCCGCAACGAATTTACCCAAAGTGGATGAATAAGGACAATTATAACACTTAACTGCTAGATAATTTTTATTGGTAGGCCTATAGATATATCCTCGTTTTTTCGAAGTATTCTTTTTTGAATCGCCGCAGATAGGACAAGAAAAATTCCAGACGTTTTCTTTCTTGCGCTTGAAGTTTGTGATGTAGGGCGCCAGCATATTGGCATATTTGATATCATTGAATAAACTCATTGGAACCTCACTTGATTTCATTAGTATAAACTAAAAAAGGAGACCTGTCAATCAAAGTCTCCTTTTTGTCCTTTTATTCTGTACTTGACAAGCTTATCATTATATGTGTATAATGAATTGTTGTTCAATGAAATGTTTTATTTAATAACTTCTAACTCTTTAGGTTCTTCTAGTAACTCTTTAGGTACATCAAGTATGAGTTGTTCTTGATGAATCAATATTGGTTTATTAGTACAAGAAACAGTAAAGACAACTATCATAACAATCATTAGAAAATAAGCCTTCATTTCATAAGCTCCTTCTGTTTCATCTGGAATTCTATCACTATCTTCTGTAAAGCTTTCAACTGTAATACAATTTTATTATATTGATAATAATTTATAGCAACAGTAGCTCCTACATCTTGTAGCGTATTATTAGTAGCTTGTTCAGGATTAACAGGAGATTCTGATAGTTGTAATCCTTTAGCTGCTGTGTTATGTAAGTCTATGAATCCTTTAGGTATTGTACAGTTAGTTTCTACTGGAACATATTTGTGGATGTATCTCGTTTTAATTATTGGATCAACAGATTTCAACTTATCAATTTCAACTTCATATTCAGCAATTGCCTTATTATAAGAAGTAAGTATGCTATGAATCGTATTGGTATGTTCTTGTTGTAGTTTTGATACTTGGTCTATCCACTTTAACTTTTCCACGTTGTATTTCAATTCTGTAGTTTCTACACCCGCCTTGAATCCATTATTATATGTCTTATTATAAAAGAATACGGTAAGCAATATAATCAGTGCTATACCGGCGCCTAAAAACACCCATTTCATAGTTTGTGATAATGCTGGTAAATTAGCTAATAGTGGTATCATAAATTTGCTGCTTTTCTAAATCCTTGTCTAGAAACAACATGGTTTAATTTCTTTTTCTTCTTCATCACTGGTTGGTCAGTGGAAACTCCGGGGCCTGTCACGTTTGCAATAGCTCCTTCTTCTGAAAGATATCTATCAACAAACATTTCATCTTCTACTAGTATATAGCCTTCGTCCAAAAGGTCTAATATCTTATGGAATTTGTCTTCCTTAATTACTCGTTCTTTGTTTTGGTAAGACTCTTTAATCAAAAAGAATGCTGCAACTATATTTTTTGTTCTAGATTCACCACCAGGTAATCTGTTAATGATCTTCTTCATATTAAAACATAATCTATGAAGGTATGTATAAGCTTCTTTCTGATCGGTTGTTGTGAAATCTTTTGGTCTAATTAACACATTACCTTCTGCATCAATGATACCTAACTTAAAGGCATCTGTTTCAGAGAAGGGTTTAACAATCATAGAAAGAATTCTGTATGCTAAAATATTATCAACTATTACGGACATTAAATGTTCCTTAGGATATTAGCTATGTTTTGATCTATTTGTATGTCAGATAGTCTAATACTGAATTCTGGTATTACCTCTGGCATCTTATCCAAATATACCAGAAATGTTACTAGAACACTCCAATATTCTTTTTCTATCTTATAGAAAAGAAAGTCAGTGGCTATTATACCAAATACATTGTATAATACAATGAGGTGGTTTAGTATAAGTCTTTCTTTTAAATCACCTTTAGTGATATATCTAATAAAAAGCTTTCTGAGGTATATAAACCTCTTTAGATCATCTTCAAATTCTTCAATTGTCGTGCATTGAGGGTTGTCATAGTTATGCATCGACAATTGAAGGAAGGTTACCTCAGAAAGCTTCGGTTCAATCATTATTAGGCGTCAGCTACGATTGTATCATCACCTGTACCAGTAACACCAGCATCACCAGATGTCGCATTTAGAACATCAAGAGCGATTAGTAATTCTGCTTTATGACGGGTAGCAGACCCGGAATCAGTATAAGTTGTATACAACCACCAGCCCGGAGATACTAGACCTTTTGCTCTATTGGCAGCAACCAATGATTCTTCTCTAGATACGAATACTAGTCCTCTACGTTCAGAGTCCATAGGATTAGCTAGACCAGTACGCTGAAGTGAATGAGTTCCTACTCCTAGTGCTGTGATAGCTAGAATACCAGTAGTACCAGAAGGAGCTGTTGCATTAGCGTAAGTGTTGTAAAGTTCAACAATACCTGCACCAACAACTCTAATAAAGTATAGAGCATCTGCTGTTAGACCAGTAATTACAGTACCACCATTGATTGTGTACTTTACCTGATCACCAGTATTGAATCCAGTGCCAGAAGTTAGGATGTTGATTCGATCTAGTGCTACATCAACAATAGATGCACTTGAAGCCAAGAATGATCCTTTTCTAGTAATGAACTTAGGAGCTCCTGCTAGTGTGTCTGTGTTATTCCATAATGCCATATTAATTCTCCTTTGAAATGTTGTTATTCTTATTTATTATGCGGATTATCAGAAACATGTTTTGTGTAATCTTTATCAGATATTACTTTAACATGTTCAGGTGTAACGTGTTTATGATCAAACCCAAATCTTTTATGAGCATGAGCCACAGCGTGTTCTGGTTTATCATGCCATTCAGTCTTATCACTTATATTACCTACAGCATATTTACTAGTGTCTTTGTGCTTTACAATTGCGCCGGATTTTTTCATATTAGAACTATTTTTAGTTACTTCTTGGTCTTTTGGAGTATCCCCCGCCATACCAACATATGAATGACCATCTTTTCTCTTCATACTAGATTTATACATCATAGCATAATGTCTAGCACCAGATTCTGTTGGTTTGGCATGATACTCAGATTCTTCATGAAGATTTGCTTCTGCATCTTCATCTAAATCTACTTCTTCTTTCTGTACAGTAGCTAGCCCAGGAGTAGTCTTTACTTTGACAGGACCTTGTCTCTTGATGAACTTACGAATACTATCTTTACGCTTTTCTTTAGCGTCCATAGCATCTAGAGCACTTGTATCTTTTTCTTCAATCTGTTCTACTTCTTCCTTTAGATGCCCATACTTCTTTTTATACCAATCTGGCATACCATTCTTACGGAAATGCAATACGGTAGCTGCATCATTCTTTTGATCTGCATATTTGTTAGCAGCCTTTGGATTATGCCCAGACATAGCATCTTCAGCTTCTTTTGCATCTCTTGCAATGAACCGTAATTCTGCGTCAGTCTTCTTGTGGTAATCGTGGCCAGGAACAGGATGCCCTGTGCCGGCTTCATCTAACTGCTCAGTTTCTTCCTTAACGCCATAACCCTTAGGCGTAACATCTTTAGCCGTGAATTTAGGCTTCCATTTATCTCTACTTTTCTCAAATTCTTTTTGTTTTTCTGGGTCTTTTAGATTACCCTTTTCATCAACTAACTTAGCTAGATGAGGAGGTAAAGCTTCATTCAACTTTACATCGCTAAATGTATTACCGCTCTTCATTGCTTCCAAATATTTTTCTAATGACATTCTAGATTTCCTCTTTATCTGTTGATTTTAGCATCCAGCCAAATTTCTTATGTATTCTGATACGTGCGCCAAGAAGATCCATAAGTCCTTGATCTTCTGAAAGTTTAAAACAAGCTTCCAAACTATTTATAACTTCATCATTGGATTGAATTAATAAGTAAATCATAGCATTACCGCTACTCATACTGTATTTTTCTTCTTCTATTGTAGAATATGATAAAATATTGTCAAGACTAAATGGAGCAACTCCATCAATCATTCGTATGCTTTCAGCAAGATCATCTACAGCCCCATATAGTTCATCATATATTTCCTGAAAGAATTTATGATACATATGAAAGCGTTTACCTTCAACATTCCAATGGAATGACTGTGCCTTGAAAGCCATAACAAGAGTATTTGCTACTACAACATTTAATGCTGCTTGTAATTCGTTCATTTTTCAGCCTTTTTGTGTGTAAGTCTTTCGTTTTCAATTCTTCTGATTCTTGGTAGTAGCTTCATTGCCAATCTATCAACAGATTTCTTTCTTCTAGTAATAATCTGTTCTACTCTTTCCTTCTCGGATACAGACATAAGTGAAGGATCTTTCTTCATAATACGAATTTTCATCAATCTAATAGCCAAGTGCCGGGCGCGTTTGGTAAGAGTTTTAGTGTCCGATCTCTTTTTTAAAGCTAACTTAAGCTTCCGTTGTCTTTTAGATTTAAATTTCAAGAATCTAATCTTGGCACGCATACGTTCGCCTTTAGATAGGACTTCATTTAAAACACTTTCATCTATAGGATCTTCGGAGTCATCTGCAACCTCTTCTTCACCGGTTTCAGTGTCGATAATTGCCAATTCATCGTCATCATATACGTCTAGAATGTCATCCTCATCATCTACATCAGCCGCCATATCCTCTAATTCTTCATCGCTTAGTTCAAAATTATCTTCTATTTCAACCTCTTCAGACATTGCATAGTCAACTTTTCTACGTCTTAGCTGATCATCGTCTGGAATCTTTTTGTCTTCTAGAGAATCACCGACTGTGGTATGTGGGTCTTCTTCATGATTGTCCATGTGATGTGCTGACTTTTTCTTCATATACTCTTTGAACCGCACTTTAGGCATAGTAGCAGGCTCAGCAGTACTTAAAGGAGCAATACCATCAACTTCAATAGCTCCTTCCTTAAGAGCTTTTGATGCTAGTGACTTATCAAAATGTATACCAACTTCAGTAGCAAGAGCTAACATTTTCTTAAGAGTAGCGTATAATTCTTTGGGAACCGGTTTATCCTTCATAGATTTTAGCCCATTATTGATAGCTTGTTCAGGTGATTTACTAGAATCCACACCAAGCATATCAGCAATAGTTTTTGCTACTTTATTTTTATCTTCCATTACTTTACCTCATGGATTTCATATATCCACTTGTTGCATATATTACCTTTAGCGTCTTTACATAGTACATTATTAGTACCACGTTTTACAATCTCAAATTCCTCTCCAATTATAGATTCTACAGTATCTCCAATATTGAATATCTTGCCCTGGAAGTATTTTTCTCTAAGACAACCAGCAAATACAGTAGATTCCTTTATAACTTCTAGGTGCATTCCGACTCTTACGTCATTCATAAGACGTTTTGCATCTAATTCTCTCATAGAAGAAGGTAATCCTTTCTTGAATAGATCAAAATCCCCCTTGGCTGCTGCGGCACGCATCTTAGTTGCGGACATACCAGTTACTGAATCAGAGTCCGGGTCTCTATCACCAGCAGAAAGTACTTGGATAGAATCGAAATGAAAGTCTTTACCATTATACTTATCAAGTAATTTCTTGAACTCTGGTACTCTATCAGCACCACCTACCATAATGATATTCTTGTATTTTGTATTGAGAACCTTAGCAACTTCCATGAATGTTCTTTGTTGATCATTAGCACCAACAAAGTTTACTCCTGGAAACATCAACTTGAGATAGTGTAATTTTTGATCTACAGAAAGAGGATTCTTTTTAGGATCTTGCGTTCTAGATACGTAAATTACATGATCAGCCTTATTTTGGACTGATAACTTCTTTACGAACTGCACCAATAGCTGGTGCCCCGATGTAGGAGGAGAGAATCTACCGAATGTGAATACGATTGTCTTTGTAGGTAAAGACTCTAGTAATTGAGTATATGATTTCATAGTTGCCCATTAGTTATAAATTTATCTATTATTTATCTTTTTTATTATTTAGACCATCCCTTGATTATGTCTGGAGAAAAGTTTGCCATAGAGAATTCCATTCTATTAACCAATTTTACTGCATCACCTGTAATATGATCAATAGCAACATATCCTTCTTGATCAGTAACCTTAAATCCATTTTTTGTCTTCAAGAATGTAGATAGTGAGGATGCCTTATTCATCTTACCAATCAACATATGTTTAGCCTTAACTAACAGGTTAGCTAGGTCATACATCTTTACCAATTCTGATTTATCATAAGATTTAAACCACCCAAGAATTCTATCGCGCTTCTCTGTCTGTGCTTGTTTACCCTTATCGGTCTTCTTGGATTCAGCTTCTTTCTGGAATCTATCGTAGATGAAATGAAATAAACCAGTTACGTGAGCTTGGGTATCTGTAATCTCTTCGCCAGCACGGACTTTAGAATTGTTATAAGTCTTTAATAACATTAGAAAATCTTCATCTTTACTAATTGCGTCCATAGCTCTACCATTTATCTTTGTAAATAGTGAACCAGCTTGAGATAGAATAGCAGTGATCTCGGCAGTTTCTTGCTTATTAAAGGTTGCAACGCCAGAAACGTCTTTATATGTAGCATCATCCATCCATACAGACTGAACATTATGTAGCTTGTTAACAATAGGCTTACCAAACGAAGCAGACATAGTTTCAAAAGATGATCCAGTGTACACTGTATGCCATACTACGCCTATATTAGCTTTCATCATGACTTTAGCCAATGGATCTTTTATTGGTACTGCATATAAAATTGTATTAGGATGAAATGTCACATATCTTTCGCCATTAATATCTTGCTGTTTTAGTGTATCATGCGTAAACATTATATCACCTTGAATAACACCAGACTTTATTCCAAGTTTTTTGAACTCTTCTAGTGCCACTTTTAACTTATATGCAAGGTCTCCTGTAGTATCGGCATCAATATCTTGTGGGGTCTTGTATACTTTTGCGTTCTTGTTGAAGATACCTTTCTTTGCAACAAAGAATTTTCCATCTTCAGGATCTATACCAGCAAAGATTGCAGGGGCGCCATCGAACTTTACAGTAACAACTTTTGATTGGTTGCTATTGCCAGCAAGCATATCTCTCAATGCTCTAAGATAGTTTATTGCATCTCGGGTGCCATTTACCCCCATATTGAATATACCGTCTTCCAGGTGCTCAAGATGGGTGTTCTTTGCTTCTACAATATATTCTTTGAAATTTTTCATTTATTATCCCGGTAATATTATTTTAGCTTCGTCAATCATCGGAGTTTTACCGATAATTGGAGCTATATTATAACTTGATTTTTTAACTGATTTGAATTGGATTTCCATAGTTATCTGATATCCTTGGCCACCAGTAAATGGGAATCCTTTCTGTGATTCCATAGCAGACGCTTTAGTGACACCTTTTGATTGGAATCTTATTCTTAGAACTGCTGTATGATTCGAATCCCAACTTGGTATTTTAGGAGTTACTAATCTGTTAAATCCAGCAGGATCTGAACTTCCGAGAAGATAGAATCCATGCGTTGCGACATTTATATAATATGTTTTTTTAAGATTATAATACTTACTAATGGCAGAGCTACTAAGTGGGAAATATATATCTCCAAGCTGTACATCGTGATTATATCTATCTCGGAGCTTCTTACCAGATGCTTTTACTTTTAAAATCCATTTATCATCTCTAGTATTTTGTAGAAATGGTTTATCTTTCCATTTCTGACTTATTGCTGATATAACATTATTAGCTTTGCCTAGGCCTTTAAGGAATTCCTTCTCTATACTACCTTCAGTATCACCAAAATCATATTTGCCATTACCTAAATTATGGATTACTAAAGAACCTGCGGATGCTAAATCTTTTTTCAGTTCACAACCATATTCTTGTCCATTATGGAAAAGATATAAGTCTGCTTTATCATGACTTGCTCCTGCAGTAACCGCGGTTGGTTTTACCCAACCGAATTTCTTTAGTGCATTCATAGCATGTTCTTCATACTCAAACCCTTGTTGTGCCATATATTAAAACTCCTTTGTCAACTATTTATGAAAACAGAAAAGCCCCTTTCGGGGCTCTATCAGTACTTGAATCCATCAAATTCTTTTGTTTTAGACTTTTTGGCAATGTCCCAAGTATTCTCCTGTGTATCTGGTATACCAGCATCAGCTAGGTCTTGAGCGCAATTTTCCGCATCATATAGTTTCATCTTAGCACGTTCTACACCTACAACGAACCTCTTATATTTACTAGGATCAGCATACCGATTTTTCAACTGCTTGATCATAAGCTGATTCAGTTCATCCAACTCCTCTGTTCTAATAACAGCTATCATAAAGTCTGCCGTGGCTGGTAAACCAAAGCTTTCACTTGTATCAGTCATTTCGATATCACTAGAGGAGAACCCGGTACGTGTCACCTGGGTCGCGCTCAGAATAGGTAAGTTATATTCTACAGCTAGACCTCTTAATTCTTCCGCAATGGACTTGATATATGTGTAAGAATTAACGGCTGCTCCCATCTTCATTCTAGCACTTGCACAAATGTTCAAGTAATCAATGATCACCAAATCTGGCAGGAAGTTCTTCTTAACCTTCAATTCTTCTAGTAATGCTCTAAAATGCCCTGAATGAGCGGAAGCCGTAGGATATTCCTTAATGATCAATTTACCATTGGTCTTGTTTCTGATCTTATCCATACGCTTATCAAAGACTGCTTTATCAATAAGCTTTAATTCATCCAGGGTTATATTCATTAGATTAGCATCGATACGTTCACCGACTCTTTCCTCTGCTAATTCCAAGGTAATATAAAGCACATTCTTGCTTTGTTTCAGTGCAGCCGCTGCAATATGACACATTACTAGAGACTTACCGACATTTACACCAGCAAGAATAATATTCAAACTCTTCTTAGGTAGACCACCAGCAGTTATCTTATTTAAGAAATCAATATCAAATGGAATTCGCTCTTCAACTCTCTTATAGAATTCAAATCGTGCATTAGCATCCTCTGTGTAGTCATGCCCTACATTAGTATCAAATGATACACCTAGTGCATCCTGGAGTAGCTTTGGAAGAATCTCCTGTGTATGAACCTTATCCTTTCCATCAATAATAGAAATAGATTGCAGAATTGCGTTATATATTGCTTTATCCTTACAGAATTTCTCTGTTAACTGGAGCTTATATTCGATAGGACTAGAATCTCTTTTGAATTCATCCACAGTAACATAAGCATCATGTAATTCTTTATCTGATATTACCGCTTTATCCAGTTCTATTTTAACAATATCTGCGTCAGGAAGCTTATTATACTCCATAAAGAAGTCGATAATTACTTTACCAATTGCTTGATCAATTCTGTCAGTAAAATATTCCAACTTCAAATGAGGTACCACCTTGCGGCAGTACTCCTCATTGTATAGTAAGTTTTCTAGAATCTTGGTTTCTACTCTCATTTTCCACCCGTGTATATAAGTTCACCTTTTGACAACTGCGCCTCAATCATTTCTACTAGTATATCACCAATTGTCTTATGAAACAACTTGTCCTCTTTGAGCTGGATAACCAATCGCTGATCATATACTTCATAATCAAATCTAAGTATAGCGTCTTCTCCTTCCACTGGTGGTTCATCAAGTTCAACTTTACCGTACTGGTATCGGATCCCCTTGTAGGGATCCTCTAGCAGTTCTATCCAATATGCGCCGTCAAGTTCAAATACTTCATGCTTCATCATTAATCTCCACTAGGTCTTTATCAACGAATTCATCACCTTCAATTAGATCACCTGAAGATACTTGGTATGTAGAATTTACCCATTCCTGGAATGATTCTTCTTGTAGAATAGGCAACCAGAAGTCTTTGGTATCTGTATCTTTTATGCGATATTTCTTATCTTCCTGAGTACCATTTAATACTCTACTATACCAACCATTAGAAGGCTTCACAATATGCCCAGATAACATACCCATTTCAAGCAATCCCGACCATCGGGACAGACCACCTTCATGCTTTACAGTGATAGGAATCTTAGACTTCTCTCTAACATAGCGGGACTTTTCAACATTAATAATGAAGTTATATCCAGCTACCTCAGTACCTTCCTTCTCCTGCTGTCTGCCTATAATGTAGATACTATCTGAGGAATAATAACTACCAGTGCCACCACCAACAATATCTTTTGGATAAAGCCCGATTTCTTTATATGTGTGATTTACTGCTACCAATGGTATATTCTTCAATGTAAGATGAGGAGTTACCATACGGAACAATGATTTCAATTGTTTAGCTCTGGACATGTCCGCAACGGCTTTTTCATTTAGTGCGTCTTCAACTTCCTTCTTAGAAGCTAGGTTACCAATAGAGTCAATAAGAATAATCACACGTTCATCACGAACAATCTCTGCCAATTGTTTCATGATATCAAACTTTAGCTGTTCGATATCTGTAATAGGTGTATGGATGACTCTATCCATATCGATACCAAGAGATTCAAAGTATGATTTGGGTGTACCAAACTCACTATCATAAAACAACATAGGCGCGTCTGGATACTTATCCATATAAGACTTTGCCATGATCAATGAAAACAAAGTCTTAAAATGCTTGCTGGGCCCACAAAACATAGTAAGCCCAGGTGTAAGTCCACCATCTAGACGACCAGACAGTGCAATATTCAATGCAGGAATAGGAGTTTGAATCATATCCTTCTTTGTGAAAAACTTACTTTCTGATAGTATTGCACTATCTTTAATTGTAGAATTCTTTTTTATGCGTTCTAATAGACCCATTTTTACCTCTTTTTTAGATTTTCCGTAATCATCACCCATCGATTCTTGAAAATGCTTAGTCATTATTTGTCCTTTGGCTTTACAACACCAACTAATATACATTCTTGGTCTCTTGGAAGAGACTGCTCACACGATTCAATCGCTTTTACTGCTTTATAATGGTACGACCAAGGGGTTAACATTACCATTGCAAACAAAAATGTTCCCACAAACACACCGACAATAAATGCATTCCACTGATCATTCACTAAACCAATCCTCCAATGTAGATTTCTTCTCTGTGGACCACTCAAGAGGATTAATTACGCTCTGAATGGCATCTTGAAATGTCTTCTCAAACATTTTACTATAATCCACATATTGTGTCAACCCGAACTCTTCCGGGAGCTTGTCGATGAACCCGATACAATCTTCATGGAGCGTATTGGGTGTTTTCAGGTATATAAACTTGATCTTTTCGCCGTCATGGATAAGCGGGTACTTATGCATCAAATCATATTTCTTGATTAGATGGTTATATAGTAATGCACCTCTAGCCTGAATCGGGCATGCTTTAGAATATATTGAATTACTATCAGAGTATTTACCTAGATCAGTTACACCTCTTGGAAACGCAATATCTTCTGCCGATAATTTATTAAATTCACCACGATAATCGTATATGAATTTTTGAAGTTCTGACTCTGATCCATAGAGAATAGTCTTCAATGACTCCTTCAACTTGATTCTAATCATGCCTGGAGTAGAGGACTTGATCATCTGAAGTCCCATAATCTTTAATTTAGGCTCTTTATACTGGACTCCTTCACTATTATAAACAGACATAAGGTAATGCTTGGCTTGAACAGACATCATAGTATCAATGAGGTTTTCACGCTTCATTATCATTTTTTGCTGAAATGCATTCATATAATCAGCAAGTTCTTGATAAGACTTATCAATAAATGGTTGAATAATTTTGTTAGACACCTTGTCCATATATTCAATTTTTTGTTCTAGAGTCTTGTCTTTACATACTTTATTGATTAGGTCTTCCATGGATAATACAATGGAGTCAGTGTCAATTAGAATAATTCTATCTTTACCAACAGTTTTCATTGTTGTATCCATAAAATCATTCAACTTATTGGCAATCCACTGAATGGACAACTGCCCAGAAAGTGTAATAGCTCTAGCAATTCGGAGATCAAAGTATCTAGAATATGCATTAGCCAACTGCCCGTAGAAAGCATTAATCAAAATCTTGATAGCCAACTGCATGTTATCAAGTCTTGCAATATCATTCTTTAGCTCTTCTGATGGATTTATTTCATTTTCCTGCTTCTTTTGGAGCATTTCTTTCTTATATACCTTTCTTTGTTCATAGAAAGATTCCATAAGGGTAGGAAATAAACCTTGCTTTTCTCTAGAGAAACAACATCCATTAGCGGCAACTGCTAGATTACGGTTATACGCAGGAGCTAGATCACATGATTTATTCAGGAGACCTGCCATATCAACATCTAATGTCATTGGAGCAATAGTTTCCATACTTAGATTGTATTGCATTATTAAATGTGGATACAAGGAGTTTAAGTCAAATGATGCTACCCAGTTATGCTTACCCTTCAACGGTTCTTTTACATAACCACCTTCGAATCCTACTTTATTTACTTTCTTTTGATTAGGTATAACTACCTTACGATCATTTAAATAATTATAAATGATTGTGTCCCATGTCTTTACCGGAGAAAAAACATCTTCATAGTTGCACTTAGCTGAATATGCAATAGTCATGGACAAATCCACAAGCTTCAACTTGTTATCTAGACGATCTACCAAGTTAACGTCATGGATGTTATAGTCACAAAATAGTTCCCAATGGAGTCTATAAAAGTCTCTGAATACGGGTTCTGGATTCTCTAGCTTCTTTTCTCCTAGCTCCTCAAACGCAATATGATCTAGTTTATAGCTCTCCTTTGCGCCAGATGCACCGAATTTCTTGTACAAGTCAAGATAGTCTAAACATGCAATACCTTGTAAAGAGGTTTTAGTATCCGCTCTGCTACCAATGGTGACATCACGTTGATAAACAAATCCCCATGGAGAGAGTTTCTTTGCAATATCTTCACCAAGGACATTGGTGAATCGATTATACAAATAAGTTAAATCGAAAAAAGCAGTATTCCAACCAGTAACAATATCAGGATAATTAGCTCCCCACCATCCGATAAAAGCTCGTATAAGTGATTCTTCAGTTTCACATAGTACGTATTTACAGTTTCCCAATTTAGGCTCATAAGGTCTCCTACCAAATGTTATAATTTTATTATTAGTCTGATCTTTTACCGTAATGAGAAGTATTGGTTCTGATGCTAGTTTAGGATCAGGGAATCCATGCTCTGCTTCTGTTTCAACGTCGATGACATATGTAAGAATTTTATTCTTATTCCATTCCATAACACCGGTGTACTCTTCAGCAATGTATTGGTATTGGTGACCAGGTGTGGAATACACTGATCTCCCATAGATATCCTTGTTATCTTCAATATATTGGTTGGTCTCGCGGATACCACCTGGTTTAAATGTGAACACTGATTGCTCATCAAGTGTTTTCCATTCTTCTCCTGCACCAACTTTACCATTGATCCAAACCGTAGGATAGAATTCTACACGATCCTGAAACCGTGTAGAGCCATCCACTCCTCTAACATACAGATAATTACTTCTCTGGAACACATTTGTA